ACTCTACGAATCAGGGTCGGGCGGCTGACTTCCTAACCCTTTCGGGAGCAATTCCGCTTGTCCCTGATGAAGAGATAAAGGCGGCGCTATTGGAAGCTGCCGGCATAATCCGAGACCTGCATATCGTGCTGGATGCGGGGACGAAATCTAGATCGGGGGTCGCTGGTGAGGACCATTTCCGACACCTTACGGAAATTTAATCATGCTCAGGGTTTGTTAACGGGAAATTGTTGACTTATATGGCAACTTTGGAAGAATTGGAGTCACGCAAACTTCTGTACCGGTTCCGTCCAAAGCGACTGAAGAGGCACGAGTTCGAGGATCGTCAGTTGTGGTTCTTTCCTGAGGTTGTCCAGTGGCTCCTAAATGACCTTCCAAAGTTGGGTGCATTTTACCCGGAAAACCAGGCCCCTTACCTGCAAGCCAACGTCCTCATGAAGAGTTTTGTCCTCGGGGCTGAGTTCGTTGAAAAGACGATGTTCTGGAAAATGCGTCCTTATCGGGACGACGTATTCGAGTTGAAATCGGCAGACATCAGATTTTTTGGGTGGTTTGTTAAACCGAAAGTTTTTGTCGTCGCCTGTTTTGAAGTTTTTGAAAACGTACATGCCGAACCAGGCGTGCACGACCGCTATCGCGACGAGGTCATCAGGAAGCGATCTTTGCTACCCTTAGATGATCCTAAATACATCAAAGGAGCGAAGGCAGACCATGTCTTTTGATCTCGAACTGTCACCAAAAGAAGAAGCCGCATCAGATTTTGTTGCATTGGTTGGTGAAAAACTCCAACTTGCTCTTCTGCATCGAAAATCTACTCACAGGCTTACCCAACAGAGGCTGGCTGAGAAATTGGACGTAGGCCGCTCCAGGGTGAACCGATGCTTCTCCGGCGCCAACAACTTAACGATTGCCACGTTGGCTGAACTAGCGTGGGCGCTCGATAGCGAGATAACATTCGATCTGGTCCCATCCGAGGACGGCCACCTAGCGGGCGGGAACTTTCCTCAACTGGAACAAGATCTTTCCACGATAGCAAACCAAGCGGAATTCCGCAGCTTTGGCGGCTCGAACCGAGCTTCGCAGGTCTCTCAAACGAACGCTTTCACCGGAGCTCAAACGTGGAGATGACTGCATTTACCGTGTTTTGCGACGACGTGCGTTTGGAAGCAAACGGCAAGCATTTTCTGATAGGTGTCTATTCCGGCAACATATTGGTCGAGGAAATCCCCGGCCCAGTCACCGTATCAACCTGGGTGCAGGTCCGGGGCGTACCTTCAGGACCTCGGATAGTGTCGCTAACGGTTAACTTTTTTGGGAAAGACGGGGTATTTGAGGCCGGCAAAACAGAATTTGCGATTAACGTTCTCGATTCAGACTTGCCGGTAGTGCTTGCAGCCAATGGATTGCACTTTACAGTCAATACGGAGGGCGCTCTCACGGTACTGGCTCGTATCGATGGTGGCGAAGGTATCCCGGCCGGCGAAATCACTATTACAAAGAACAAAGCTCAGTGAAGCCGATGACTGCTCGGTCCACCCACTAGTCAACTGGTTTACCTGGTGGACTTTCCGCGTGCACCCGAAACCCGCCTAATTAGCAGGTGACGCGACTCGCTGCCTCTCGACCCGGTCAAGACGCTCCCGAAGATCAAGGATGATATCGCGCTGCCCGTAGACGCTGCCCTGCGCGGTCTTCACCTCATCGATCTGGCGCTGCTGGTCCTGGAACCGCTGATCGTAGTTGGCCCATACCCGATCAAGTTCCTCGCGCGGGACCTGGGCGTCACGGACTTCCTTGAGCGAGGCTTCTGATCGCGCACGGTCTTCAGATCCGCGGTTCGTCCGCCATTCCATTTCCTTCTGCGTCACCATCTTCTCGGTGATGATCGTGATCGAGCCCTTAAGGTCGGTCGTCGCGCTCTGGATCGGCCAGTAGACCAGGCCGCCGACAATCGTGCAGAACGAGAGCGCCACCGCGATAGCCTGCCACTGCGGCTTGTTTCGCTCCGCCATGTTGGTCGAGAGAGCTGCTACCGAGGAGCGCATCTCCGACGACATCGCCGCCATGGAGGATTCGATCTGCTTGAAGCCAGACCGCATTTCGTTCTCTAGATCCGACTGCCGGCGGTTGAGATTGGTTACCCGCTCGCCGAGCTGGGCGGTCAAAGCATCCGCATAAACTACTCGGTGTTCTGCGCCATTGGGCATCTCGTCGTTCCCTGCCATTGGTCCTGCTGCCCTTTCAATGCGTCAGTCTGAAATTTGGTCGTTGTTCTTCTTCCGGCTCGTTCATCGAATACGTTGGAGACTTGGCTCCGCCGCGAACGGGAACGTGTTGCTTTTCTGGATGTTGGGGGGCGCCGAACTATGAGAGTTGTAACATGCACGACCCGAAGCGATGGCGGCGACCTGTAATCTACGAAGACGGGAGCGGCCTGATCCGTAAAGTCAGCAGCACTGAGGAAGCATCGGATATTCTGATGTCTTCGTGGCCAACCAACACTGGCCGAGAGTTCGAGAAGGCCCAGGAAATCTTCCTGCAGGTCATGAGCGGAGGACGGCCGCCAAGTGAGGCCCGGGTCGCCTTCCTGCGAGCGGCGGAAGAGGCAGACCTTGATGTCAGCGGCAACTGACCACCAATCGTTTCTCCTTCGTCTGAGGCGTCCGACTCGACTCCCTCATCAATGAGCGTATGCTTATGCAATCGTCGGCAACCGAACCTGTGGGCGCTGGCGGCCGAGGGTTGGTACGCGCTCCCGCCCACGCAAGGATAGGAGGAGTTCCAATGAGGGTCCCCGAATTTCCTGCAGCTTCTCGCTTCCCAACTCTTCGACCAATGCTACTGGGGTGGGCAAAGCAGCTTACCCATACCGAAGAAGAACAGAGACAGTTGGTGGAGCAAACGATTGCGCGCGCCGCCTATGACCCATTCACTATCGCGGATGAACCGATCGATCGGGCTTTATTAAGTCTCATGCTCCAGATCGCGAGATCTGACATGGTGATTGGGCCAGCTCTCGACGAACGATTCAGAACGCCGGCAGAATTCCGAAAAATGTGACCCCGCGGACACCCAATTGTACGCCTTCTGACAAAGGCAACGAGCAGCCTTGTCCTATTTCGGATTTTGGTGCAGCATTTGCCGATGCAAACGTTCTATTTTCACCTGAACTATCTCAGGGATTTGATTGCCGATCCTGAGGGGTCGGAACTCCCAGACCTTGAAGCGGCAAAGACAGAGGCCCGTCAGGGCATTCGGGACATAGCAGCGGAATGCCTTCGGGCACGCCGGGAATTCACGCTTTGGAGCGTCCGCATTTGCAATGAACAAGGCCACTTGCTGGCCGAGGTCTTGGTTGCCGAAGCCCTCAGTGAAGTTATCCCGGCCACCATCTTCATAACGCCCAGCTCGGACAGTCACGTATAAGTGGTCCTCTTAGCGGCGGATCGGGTGGATCGCCAGATTGCGGGGCTGCTCGATTGTTTTCTGGTCATGCGCCAGACATTCCCCCTGCGTCCACACGCCGGCCCCGCAGACGCCGGCGACCGTGTCATCGATTGCTTCCTGATCGTCAGGTGTTTCGCCACGCGCGCCGATCAGCGACGTCCCCACGATGGCTCTAGCCGTGCGGAGCAGTTGTCCCTTGGAGGCACTGACCTGTTGCGTTGAGGTACACGCCGCCGCGCTCACGGCACATGCGACGGTTAAAGCGAGCCTTGTCAGCTTCATTGCTCAGTTCTCCTACGGCTTTATCGGTTGCTGCCTGCATGGTGGCGCGCTCGGCGGCCCGCGCCTCCTCCTTGGCGTCCGGTAACCACCAGACGGCATTGATGGTGGTGAAGACGGCGAAGCCGAGCGCCAGTCCGCCCGCTGCGCCGATCGCCATGCTGATCTTGTCGGTGATCATGGTTCTACCGCCGCACGGATCTTGCCGACCGCCGAGACGATGGAGTTCTGAAGCAGGAGGCCGAGGATCAGCGTCAACAGGATGACGACTGCTAGGACTGCGACCACTTGCCAGTCCATGCCGGCGAAGGCCGCGAGGCCAAGGCCGCCAAACGATCCCCCGCCGCCAAAGAGGCCGAAGATGTTGAACTTGCGCTTCACCTGCGTCTCGACGGCGACCGGCACCACTGGCTTCTCTTCGGTAACCGGCGACGCGGAGAAGGCTGCCATCTGCACAGATGCTCCGGAGAGAGCGAGGAGATCCTTGTGCAAGGCCGCTCGCGACTTCGGTCCAACGTCTCCGTCAACTCCCAGGCCGCGCTCGGACTGGTAGCGCCGGATGTCTGCCTCCGTGGGCTGGTATCCGAGCATCACCAGCGAGATCCGGCCATAGTAATCGATGCGGTCGACGAGGCCGTTCTTGCCGCCGTTGATCTTCTTGGTGATCGTCTCGATATCGTTCCGGTCGGCATAGGCATTCAGGTTCCGGGTCGACCAATACCAGAGCGGTGCCAGCCCCTCCCACGGATCGGTATTGACTAAGTCCGGCTGCGCTGCGAAGTCAGGCGGATTGTAGCCCTTCTGACGGCACCAATCACGGAAGGCCTCATAGTTCGCCTTGCCAGTGATCTGGATGCCGGCCCGGCCGCGGTAGAGGTAGCCGTCGCCATCGGCTTCCGGCGTGTTGCCGAGATCGGTGCGGGTATCATACCGAGCCTGCGCAGCCGTCGGTCCCCAGACCTCCTGGTCAAACCGGAAGGCACCGCTCTCGTGCATCAGCTGCGCGAGATAGTGCGCCACCCGGTGCGGCCTGTTCAGTCCCAGCCCCAGCCCGAACTTGTCGAGCGCGACCAGGACCGAGTTCATATTGCCTTCGTTGACACGCGATTTTGCAGCCGTGCGGATTTGCGCGGCAGTGATGACGCTCATGGTGATGTCCTGAAGTTGTCCCGTTTTGATACGGGTGCTGTGGGTATTTACGGCGTGTTAGGTACGTCCGGTAACGGAAGTGGAACCACTTCGATCAGGGGCGAAGAGTGCCCCGTCGCGACCGATCCCCCTTGGCGCGGCAGGAGGCCTGGCACGGCGGATCGCACGAGGGCGTGTGTGCCAGGCCTCTTGCATGTGATTCCGCGCCAGATCATCCAAGCCCACGGCCGCGCCCTTGAAACCGTGAACTCGGGTAGGTACGCGTCGAAACCGGCTAGATCGATCGACTTAGTCTATTCGGGTGATGCACTCTCTCGAAAGTTGTGCAATTAATTTGGTCGCCAAGAGACTGTTGAGGGCTCGAACGGGAAAAACGGGCGAGCCCTCTTCTTTTTGGACCTGTTGTTCTGCGTTGGGTTGGGGGCCTGCACCCTGGCGGACCAGTGCGGGCCCCTACAAGGAAATTCATGCCTTAGGAGCTTGTCGAAGACGCCTACGGCCAATAAGCCGGACTGGTGGCGAAGTCTGCGGGGATCGGGTTCATTGCCTGCAGATCGAACGACGCCTGATAGAGCGGCTGACGATACTGGCCGGCGGCAAGCAGGATCATCTGCCATTCGATTGCGGTCACGTCCACTCTGCCGGTCTCTGTCGATATACCGATCGTCGCGCCTGGCTGGCCGACATTGATGCAAGCTTGCGCGATCGGGCACACCTCGTCCATCCAGCGCCGCATATCGGCATCCGAGGTGCCGATCAGATGCACGCCGCGATCATCACCGAAATCAAAGGCAAAGCCCGCTCTCAGCCGCCGGTCTCGTTCTGCAGAAACGTCGTCGGATGTCGGGCGCGCGAGCGGCAAAGGCTCCCAGGTGAACACCCCATTCACATAGTTCGGGACGCTCCCTTCGGCCGGAGGCATGGGCACCTCGATCGTATCTTCCGGCCAGCCGGCAACTATATCGGCAGACGGCTCATCGGTGACGGTCCAGGCGTTGCCGTTCAAGGGTGAGTAATAACAACCGGTCATCATTTGAGCTCCCAAACTGGTCTTGCGGTGTTGAACCGGTAGTAATGTCCTGGGGCTACGATGATTGTGTTCGCGCCTCGGCTGCTGCCGCCCGAATGGTCGTAGATGGTGCTGTAGGTAACCCCGTCATTGGAATAAGCCAGATTGCCGGTGTCGCCGGAACCGTACTGCGCAAACACCATGATCGGCTTTCCGGTGGTGTTCTGTCGTCCAACGCCTGCCGTGCCGGTGAAGGCCTGCAATGTCTGGTCCACGCCCAACAGAGGGCCGGTGAGCAATGATCTGGGAGGTCCGTTCACGCCGGCCGTGCGGGTGAACGACGCTACGGGGCGCTTCCTCGTATAGTTGGCTGGCATCGTTGGTGCCGAGACCGAGAGTGAAACAAGAATGTCTGTAACGCCGGTATCGGGCCGCTGGATCTCGTGTACGTAATAAGTGCCGTTGCCGATGGCGCCGGTATCCAGCGCGCCTTGGTTGGTCCCAACAGTCCACAGTGCATCGGCCCGTTTGGTGAGCGCGCTCGTGAGCTGCATGAGGTCATATGGGCTCGTGTCGGAAGCAGCGGCACCGACTGCGATGTCAAGGTCATTGGCGGTATCGCCGGCATTGGTGGTGACCACTAGACCCGTGGAAAATCCCTGGAGCTGCGGGCCGGCAATCGATCCGCCGAACACGACGTTCAAAAGGTCATTTCCGCCCATGTCGATGTCGCCTGACATCAGGCCGCCACTGGTCGACAGATCGGTATGAAGCTTGAATGCTGTGCCGTCGCAGATCAGGAGTCCGAGCGTGCCGTTCTTGATGATGACCGCCGCGACGCCGTTCACCAGCTCGGCGAGATTTGGATCAATGATGAGGTCACCGCCGGCAGCTTTGACCGTGACGTTCCAGTTGGCGCCAAGCGTAGCCGCCGGATCAAGTGTCAGTGTCGGCGTGGCGCCCGCAAACCACAGCAGCGCCCCGTTGTCGGTAACCAGTCCCTTGTAGTTGCCGGCCTTCACAGAGTACCGGAAAGACACCTGATCGAGCTGGCCCTTGTTGACAGCGTCCGTCGTGGCTGTGCCGGCCGCCATGCCGGTGATTTTCTTCGTGCCCATCTTGAGATCGCCACTCATTGGGGCCACGCCCGAGCGCAAGATGACACTGCTGAGGGCAGCCTGGATATCTTCCAGCGGCGGGTTGTGCTGGACGGGAAGGACCGTATCGCCGTTCTCGACGAAATAGCTCCCGGGCAGCGTGTAATTGCCGTTGCTATCGTAGGGCATGCAAGGTCTCCAATCGAAAACGGCCCCGCGATTGCGAGGCGCTTTAACGATATCTGCGGTTGGGATTCGACTATTTCTCTGGTTGTGCAATGATGCCGCGGGGCAATCAGGGGGACATCTTGAAAATCATCAATTCACCGCGGCTCGTCGTAGCCGCATCGCTTGCGCTCGCTCTGGCGGGCTGCTCGACCACATCTCAAGAAGCCTTCAGACAAAATCCAAAAGGGGTTCCGAAGGTCGATATCTGTCGCACGCTACTGCAAACGCAGGACCCGACTTTCGCCCGCGAAATGGTAGCCGAGCTGACCCGCAGAAGCGTCAATCCATACGAATGCCCGAGCATGGTTCAGAAGCAGGACCAAGCAGGCGCAGCACTTGCAGTGATTGCCGTTGGTGGCGCGGCGGTCGCATATTGCGCCAACCACAATTGCGGAGGGGGCGGCTACGGCGGGCCGACGTATCCGGGCAACTGCTATTCCTACTATGATCGCGCAGCGGATGGCAGTTTGTGCGGCTACCGCGCGGCGATGGTCCGTCCGGGTGGGTATTAAACTTAGAAGAGCCCGCAGGCGGGGCCTTCAGCGCAGCCAAGGATGAACTTGATGGCACAAACCTTCGAAGATCTTAGGAACACCTCCACAGAGGAGCTAAAGAACCGGTACGATCAAATTGCTGGATCGACCATTGTAGGCCTCAGTTTCTACCGCGAAGAGATTGCTCGCCGGGATGCCGAAGCTCAAAACCAGTTGATGCTCGATTTCACGAAACAAGTAAGAGACATGACGGTCGCGATCACAGTCATGACCGCAGTCGTGTTAGTACTGACGATCCTCAACGTTTGCCTTGCTTGGAAATGGAGCTAGCTAAGCCGGCCTGGCCCTTAGCCCAACCTCTGCAATACCTACAATGAGAAAGAGCCTCCCGCCCCAAATCGCGTCGCTTATCCTTTCCTCCTGTGGTTCTGGACAAATCCGAAGAGTGCGGTATTGGTTGTGGATGCAGATCGATCACGACCCGAAAGAGCTTTCACACAAGGCGATAAAAATCGTTGCCTTGCTTGCTGTTGTCGTGGCGATAGCAATTGCCGTTCCGGTTGCCATGAGCATGAGCTGGACGATGCGTCAGCTTCCCATCCCGGTCGTGGCGTTGTTTGTCGGCACTATGGGCGGCCTTTCCGCCGGCTTCTTTATCGGGCGCTGGGATGCTCTTCGTGGTCAGCGAACACCCGGCAGAGAGGGATAGGCGGATTTTCCGCCGCTCTGCAAAATCGCATTCACCACAGCCAGCCTCTGCTGATCCAGCACGTTCTCCTTGCCGCGCTTCATCAGCGCGTCAATGATCTCGTCACGCGCTTTTGCCTGAGCAACACTCAGGCGCCCTACTTCCTCAGCAACCTTGCCGGTGTCTGAGCTAGCTTTGGCCTGCGTAAGGGATCTAACGATGCCGCGAGCCACCTTCGTGCCGAGGCCTGTCAGCGTCGTATCACCCGGGATATCCTGGGCGTTCTCGATATCGTCGAGGAACTTCGTGAACCGTGTACCCATCGCGGTATCCGAACCACGGGTCACGCGATTGGCTGTGTCACCGAAGACCGTCTCCCGATCGATGGCATTCAAAGCCCGATCGGCATTGTCCTGGCCGAAGAGCAGCCCGAGCTTTTCGCGGTTCCAGTCGCCCTCACCCCGAACAATGTTGCGTAGTGCCGTGGTGTCGTTGGCCTTCGTGCCGATCGCGCGATGCACCTCGCCAAGTGCAGCCTGTCGCATCCGCGTTGGCACGGCGGAGGGACCGACTTGCATGCCTTGCGGTTGGGCCCCGGCAACCAAAGCTTCCTGCAGCTCGACCGGCCGCATCGCCGATGCCTCGTTATTGAGGATTGGCCGGCCAGTCGCCAACGCCTCACGCTGGCGGGCGAGCTCGGAGAAGCTGGCATCCACCTCCTTGATGCGAGGGACCGACCGGGTGAGCGCGTCATCAATCATCTGGCGTGCATCCATCAGGGAGTTAATGACCTTCGGATTCTGCTCGGTCGCCAATACGCCATCGATCGCCTGTCGCGTTTGGAAAGCAACGGAGGGGTCGTTGGTCACCCCTTCGCCGTCAAACTCATTCAGCATGCCCCGGACGCGCTGAAGCTGGCGCTGCGCATCGCCGCGCAAGGTCGTGATCTGCCGGTCCAGATCGTCCGTGATCGGTGTGAAATCGAACGGCGACCGCTCGCGGAAGATAGGTGCGTACTGCCGTCCTACCTGCTCCTGGCTCTGAACGATTTCTCGTTCAATGGCGGATGGGATCGGGTCGGGACCCAGATTTGCCTCCACATCGCCCCGCAGGCGGGTATTTGCCATGGCCGAGCGCTCGTTCAGCGGGTCCACGATCATACTGCGGGTGCCAGGGCGGGCAGCGGCACCGCGGGCGACGCCCTGCCAGTCAGGCGAGACGTCGGCGAGCATCGCATCCGGTCCAAGCCGATCAAGTTCCGAGCGGTACCAGCCCAGTTGTTCAGGATCGGCAAGTTCCTTGGTGACGTACTTGCGGCCCTCACGCGTCATGGAGGAGAGCGCATCATCGCTTTCCCCAATGAGCCCCCGTGCCATGGCTTTGACTCCAGAATTTACGCCAGCAGCCACCGGCATCATTACCAAACCCGTTGCCGCGCCCGTTCCTGCTTCGTAAAGACCCTGTAGCGCCCTGTCCTCGGCGCCCCCTTCTCCAGCGCCGAAACCTTGGACCGCGCCAGTACCGATGCCCGCTCCCACCGTAGCAGCCACTTTGGCAGGCAGAGACAGACCACCGTTTCCGAGCACAACCTGACCGACGGCCGGCGCAGCTTTCATCAAGCCAAGGCCAGATCCCACGCCCCCGGCAATCTTCAGACCGGTGGAAGCAACAGGGTGCTGCTCGTCGAATGCCTTATCCTTGCCGCGCTGGATTTCGAGCGCCTGATCATATCGCTCTCCCCAGGTTTCGCCGGGAAGCTTCTCAAAACTGTCCGACAGCAGCGGATCAACGAGCGGCGCCAGCGTCGCATTGGTCGCGGCGTTGGCTTCGTCCAGAAACGATCCAACACCCAGGACACCGCGGCCAAGGGAGCGCACGACGTTGTCGGCACTCCAGCCGCCTGGATCGTTGCTCTTCTCCGACGAGCCGCCATCCGACTGCAGCTTCTTCACGGCAAGGGAAAGCGATGCCTCGTCCGGAGCTTCGATTTCAAATGTCTGTCCGTTGAGATCGACTTCATAGGTCGGCATCAGTCAGCCTTCTTTCTGATACGAACACCGGGGCCAAGGTCCGGCCGGTCCTGAAAACCTTCGTTCGGCGTCGAACCGGACGGGATCTTGAAGTCGGCAAGCGGGTTCGCGAGCGCCTGGATCTGGCGCCGCCCCTCGGCGGGGTTGATTTCACGATTGGCGACCCGGTCGGCGATTTCGCCCATCTGCTGCTCATACTGGGCGATTCCGCGCATGGTCTGGAAGATGAGCTGATTGCCGCCTGGCTGATTGATGATGCGAGGAAGAGACGCGCGGAACATCTTGATATCCCCGTCCGACATTGTGCCAGAACCCGGCAGGCGCTGTTCCGGAACCATCTTTTCGAGCAGAGCGCTCGCGGCCTGGATATCGCTCAAGCCTTCGGTCGGAATACCCCACTCGCCGGCCGCCTGCTTCAACGCGCCTATCGCCCCCTGCGGTGCATTTGCCATCAGGCCTTCGAGACGGTCGATCCGGGCAAGCTTGCCTCTAGCCTCCATTCCGGACTGAGAAAGCGTGCTGAACGTTTCGGCGTTCTTCTTGTCCAGTTCCTTGTAGAAGCTGTCGCCCTCCCCGACCGTGACGTTGGTCGACGACGAACCCGCTTTTCTGATTGCCTGCTGGTAATCGAGCCGGCCGATCGGCGTTCGCCCTGCCGCCCGTTCGTCAGCGGCATAGGCATCATATTCCTTGATATCCGACGTCAGCCGGTTGTTTTCCCGATCGGCATTGAACTTCTCGCGCTCGAGCGTGAGCTTGTCTGTACCGCTTTGTTTCTCATAGCCGAACTTCTCCCTGTCCATATCGATGCGTGCCTGTTCGGCCGGCGAAATCTTGGGATTGGCGAGCTGATCAGCCTGAATAGTCTTGAGGCGCAGATCGGCCTGATAACCGGGGTCAGCCTGCTTCAACCGCTGCTCAAGGATCGCCTGATTGCGCGCCTGTTGCTGCTGAAGGAGCAGGCTCGCGATACCACGGGTTCTCTGGCTGATGCGCGGGTCGCCCAGCACCTGCAGGATTTCCGGCGGGATCGGTGCTCCATTCGGCGCTGTGACGGCCGGTGGGGAAGCCTGGGCAACCTGAACAGGAGGAACTGCGGCGACGGCTGGGGCTGGTGCGACATCCCGGCTCGGCAACGGCGAAAGCGCGGCCTCGGCCTGTGGGGACTGAGCCGCGGCGGCTGGCTGATAGTTCGGAGCGGAAATGACCGGATCGACATAGCCCGATACAGGCGCTTGACGCTCGATCGCGGCAGCGGCCGGTGCCATGCCAGCGGACGGGTCGAGGCTCGCCACCTCGCCACCGCCCTGAAACTTCGGCAAATACGCGCTGGCATAGCTGCGACGGCGAGCGGCTTCTCCGCCAGGACGATCATACCCGGCGAATTTCCAGGCGTTTGCCATCATGTCCGCGGCCTCGTCGGGAGACTTCGCGGCATTGAGCTTCGCGATAAGCTGCGGATCTTCCTTCAGAAAGAATTCTGCCTGCGTCTGCGGGCTGATCGCGCCCGGCCTCTCACCCTTCGACGAGGCGTAGTTGTAGAGGTTCTGCAATCGCTCCGCGCGCCAGGACATCACTCCGCCCGCCGTACCAGCCTGCCCGCTCTCGCTTGGATCGGACCAGGAGCGGTTTGCATTCGCGGGGGACCAGCCGCTCTCCGCCTTGCCGGTCGCGGCAACGGCAGCCAGACCATACGGGTTGCTGAGGCCGCCAGCCTTAACCGTCTCAATGAAGGGCGAATAGATCTCACCGTCGGCAACGTCGATCGACGGATCGGTAGCCTTGATCTCGTCGGCGACCGAAGACCCGGGAAGCGTAGTTGCCGATGGCACCGCACCCCCGCCGCCCATCAGGCCGACGATCCTGTTGAACGCTTCCGCATCGTAGGCCTTGTTCTCGTTCTCCGCCCGGGCCAGCCTTCCACGGCGGAAGGACCCCGCTGCAGCATTGGCCACACGAGCCAGGCCTTCGTAGGCACTGCCCACGGGCGACGTGTCGATCCCACGCTGCAGGAGCGCGTCCTCGATCTCGCGCTGCTTGGCAATCTGTTCGGGCGTGAGCTGCGCCCCGCCCTCGCCCCAGACGAATGCTTTCGAAATTCCCATCTATCAAGCTCCGAAGCTGAACATGCCGAACGGTGCGGAAAGCAGACCGAACAGCCCGCCCATCTTCGATTGGGCTGCTGCCGTGTCCGCCTTGTATTTGTCGGAAACCATCCCCGCATAATCGACACCGCCCACGCTCGCCTGAGGCGTGTTGACGAACTGCGGAGTCTGAACCTGCGACCCGGAAAGAAGAGCGCTGATTTCCTGCAATGGCTGGTTTCGCTCGGCATACGCTTCGCTGAGCGCCTGGGAGCGTCCGGTCAGGAAGAGGTTGTTGTAGGCGTCATTCCTGCCCTGGCTGAAATCGCCCATGGCCGATTTCCAGGCCTCCGACCCCTCCTGGATACCCTGATTGGCGAGCCGCGTGCGAAGCGCCTCCTCCTGTTTAGCAAACTGAGGATCGAGACGCGCCGACCCGAGTTCGGCAAGACGAGCTTCCGCCTCGGAGGTATCAGCCTTGAACGGCTCGGAGAGGTAATCCTTGAGGAAGTTGCTCTGCTCATTGGCGATGGTGCCGAGGTTGAGGCTGGCGCTGTCCGTCTGGTCCTTGATCGCCTGCTGCGCGGCCGAAAGGGCGGTTGTCGCCGTGTATTTCGGGATGGTGACGGTCTGACCCTGCGAGTTGACGAAGGTGTTTTTGCCGCTCTGGGTGTAGGTGAGCGAGCCGTCCGGGCCGACCTGGTCGACCATGTTGGTCAACTGCTGGGCCTGCGCCGTGTCAACGTTCATGCCGGCCTGAGCCGCCGCTGTCTCTTTCGGGTCGGGAGCCTTGGGAGTGCTGACCATCAATACTTCCAATCGTCTTTGAGAATGCCGACGAGAATTGCGTCTCTACCCCGGCCGAAATGATTGCGGATGAGCCCTTCAATCTCGCCGCCGAGCTTTTCGGCGATCCGGACGACGCGGGGCTGTTCAGTGATGACGGTCATTCGCTCGCACGCGAGTTGGCTGAACACGTATTCGCCGACGCTCGTCAGGAACCCGCGCGAAAAACCACGGCCGGCGACGCTGACGTGAATATCGGCGCCCTCGAACACGTTGAAGACGACACCGCCGACGACTTCCCCGCCCCGCTCGATACCCATCGCAGTGAACGGCGGCACGAAAGGTTTGTCGACGAGCCGCGATACGAGGTCTGCTACGCGAGCATCGGTGACGATGTTCATGCGACGATATCCGTTTCCTCATAGGTGAGGTCTATGCGGACAATCTCGGTATCGAGGGGAATGGAGGCGCCGCTGGTGATCCGTGCGCAAGGAGCAATAGCGCAGCCCTCGCCCGGTACGGATTCCCAATCCTGCTGTATTTCCTTGACCCTGCCCTCGCCCCAGACGCTTTGCCCCCAAACCGCGGCGCCCCACTCGTTCAGCGATGGGATCAACGGAGCGGACGGGGCAACCGGGAGATTGATGATGTAGTCGGCCTGGATCGTCAGTTGCACTTCTGTGCTGATCGCCGTTCTCAAGACAGCGCGGGCCATGCGGATGATCTTCTTCGACAGAGGGTTTCCCATGTCCTCGAAGAGCGGGATGTAAGTTGAGGTATAGGGCATGCCCTGGTCGGTACCGCCGGTGAAGCCTTCCACGATCTTGCCGTTTCTAGACCCGAAGAAGAGCCGGCCGTTAAAGACCTCCAGGCAGTTGCCGTCCCAGGCCGTCCAGTTCGACCATGCTCCAGTTCGCGTGTTGACGACAAACATCTGCGGGGCGGTCCCCGTCAGCGTCGGAAGCGCGATCACTGCAATCTGCTTTTCCGGCCAAATCTCACAGCACCACGGCACGCTGTCGCGCTCGGCTACGGTCGAATTCCAGGCGGTTTCGATGTTGTAGGAAATGGCCGTCGAGGAAAGGGCCGCATAATCCCGTTGCATAGCCTGGGAGAGCGGAACCACGCCGATCGATGTCGAAATAATGAGGTCACCGCCGGCCCGGAAGAAGGCTTTGGCGCCGAGCGGCTTGCCGATCCGGTAAACACCGATCTTCTGCCAGGTATTCGCATCCCCTGGATTTGCGCCGGCGAACACGGCAACCTCGCCCTCGGTCGTGACGAACGCACAATACTCGTTCGGTCCGTCGCCGCTCTCGATCGACCAGGACGAACCAAAGAGAAGCGATCCGCCGCGGGTGAACACGCCGGCCAGTGGAAGCTTCACGAGCTCCCCGCCCATGACGTTTACGGGCAGGTACCACGCATCCATGCTGTCTTTCTGGATGAAGAACAGGCGGTTCTTGTAGGTCCAGACGCGCGCCATCTGGTTCGCGGTCACAGTCACTCCGACCGCAAAAGTCAAAGCAGGCGAGGTCGAGAACGTCGACCCGTCATAGACGAATGGAGTGTCGCTGCCGTTCACACCGCGCAGGAAAGCCTGGCCGTCGGTATTGACGAACTGGACGACGCTCCAATCCCCACTGGTCAGGCCGGTAAGCTTATTGGTCGGCGCGCTGGTGATGTCCGCGATCTCGTTTTCGTTCGCAGCGAACAGCGCTTGGAGGTTTCCGCTCTTGTACGAGAACAGCGACAGCACCGGCTTGGTGGTGGTCGGCATCGTCGAGAATATGTCGTTGCCGCGGCGCATCTCGCCACCGGTCGCCGTGGGCAGGATGTTCTCATAAACCCATGCCCCTTGCGGCGCATTCGGATCAGGCCTTGCGATGTTCTGGTTTGCGATCCAGCCAGCGACTGCCGCGGGAAAGCTCTTCGGACGGACGCGGCGCGGCTTTACCTTCGGTGCGGGCTTTCTCATGGAATGATCGTCCCCGGAAATGCAAGATCGGCATCGATCGAAGTGCGGCGCGAACCGACGGAGAGGATGCGCCTGCCCTTGTCCGCGCCCCCGATCTGCGCCAGTGCCCGTTCGTAATTCGCCATGGATTCCGAGTATTCGAGGCCTTTCATCTCCTTCCAGCGCCAGATAAGAGCGAGTGTCAGCAGGCGCTCGTCGAGTTTGAAAACGTCGTCATCGGCGCTGATCACCGTCTTGCCGTCACCCGAGGCGCTTTTCGCGATCTCGCTGGTGAGGAAATAGTATTGAGCCTTCTCGCTCGGACCCATCGGCGGGTAGATTTGCATCTTGTTGTCGAGGACAATCCAGAAGCCTGGCGTGCCAGCCGAGAGATAGGTCTGCAGGTTGATCCAGTGGTCGCGGTCGCGCGCCGGCCGGTATCCCGACTGCTGCCAGGTCGCGGAATGGATATTGCCCTTCACCGGCATGCGGTCGTATCCGGCCGGGAAGTCGAATGCGGTGGTCGTTCCGTCGCCCTGATGCTCGGCAAGAACCATGAGCGCCTGCCATTCGAAAGCCTTGGCAATATCGACGGCCGCTTCCTGGACGAGATCCGAAAGCTCCAGCTCAAAAGCCTTCTGTGAGCTGAAGATGGTCGTAGGTTCGCGGCCGACGAGCCGGATGGCCGCGGACTGGCAGGCGCTGAGGATGGTCATGGATCAGCCCTTGGCTTTCGCGGCGGCAATCTTGTCGTTGAGTTCCTTGGCCTTCTCGGCAAGGGTCTCTCTGCCCCAACGGCCATCGATCTCGTATTCCGGCTCGGCATCGACAATCCATGCCGCGAGGTCTTCCGCTTCCCAGTCGCTGAACGGATTCTCGGTTTCGGCCGGCTTGTCGGCTTCATCACCGCCAGACCCTTCCGCCTCGTCAGCCTCTTCAGCTACCTTCTCGGCCTTCTTCGCGTTGCTGGCCCTCTTCGGCGTGTTCGACTTGCCTTCGAGCTCGGCCAGGCGCTTCTTCAGCCTCGCATTCTCGGCGGCAATCGACATCGCGTCGAGCTGGCGGGTCGCGCTGTCGAGATACAGCTGAGCCTGGGTCTTGAGTTCCCGCCCGTTCATGCCGAGCATCTTGAGCGGGTTGCCATCGAGCGCCGCAAGCGATTCCGCGGTATGGATATTCAACGCCTTCAACTCCAGGCGCTTGCCCTGAGTCAGGAAGGTAAGCTCCTCAAGCGGTGTGCCGTGCGCGGCCTGGGCCTCGCCGTTCTTGAACCGCATGTACTGTTCGTTGAACTTCTGGGCATAGGTGATCCGGGTCCGCTCCTGCGTCAGCGGGTCGTCGGCCCATTCGCACATTTCATGCGCCGGGAAGACGCCGACGGTCTGCTTGTTGCCGGAGAACCGGATCTCGCAGACTTCCTGGTCGTCGTAGACCGGCCGGCCCTTCTTGCGGCTTTCGGCTTCATTCTGCGTGCTGAGCATCTTGAAGACCGGATAGGTCAGGGATGAATTGTTCTCGCTCATCGTCGAGGCTCCTGTCTGAGAGGTTGCAAAGAAACAGGCGGAGCCAAAGCCCCGCCTTTCTGATGTCCTGCTGGGTGGCCTTAGTCGGCCAGGGCGTCGTTGACGAACGGACGGCTGATCTCGAACTCGGCGAGGCCGGCGGAGGGAGTGCCGATCGCGGACGCACCCTTGGCGTTCTGGACGCGGTCACCGGCAACGACAGCATCGTCAACCGAACCGGCCGTGGCCGTCGCGTAGACGTTGGCGTCATCGACGAAGCCGGCCAGCACCTTCCCGACTGCCTTGCCCTGGATCTGGTACCAGCCGAATTCGTTGGCGATGGTACCAGCCATGGCAATCGCCACCGGGCCGATGGCATTCGCCACAAGCAGCGTGGACGAGAAGTCGTCGGCATTGTAGGTGACCCACGAACCGCGCTCGGTGTTGGCAACACCCTTGAGGTAGATGAATTCACCCGTGCCGTAATCTGGGTCCTGGGCGGTGGCGATATCGCCGAGCCAGGGGCCTGGGGTGGACCGACCGGCTGCCGAAGAAGCCGGAAGGTGAGAGGCGATCGGAGGATGCCCGAGGTTCACATTGTGGAAAACGAAAGCCATGAAGGTTCCTCCTTACGCGGCCGGGTTGGAGTCGTAGAGCTTCCACTGGAACAGCGGATTGGTCTGCGTAAGCTCACCCATGAAGCCGATGTACTGGACAACGGCATCCTGGTTGATCGGCATCAGTGCGCGGCCGATCTTGTTGAAGTTTCGTTCCGGGTGGTAGCGGAGGCGGAGGTTCTCGGTGTCGAGCCCGTAGGTCGTGTTCGCCGGCATGTTGGAGCCGATGCCACCTTCCTGGACGATTTCTGCCTGACGACCGGCACCGAAATATTTCAGCGTCTGGAAGCCGAGCTTGCCAAGGCCCGTCTCGTCGTTGATGCGCTGGATCGCGATGGTGGCCGCGTCATAGGCCGCATAGTGCTCAGGCGACATCAGCAGCAGGTCGGCCGCCTTCTTGTTGCGGGAGCGCTGCGTCATGATGCGGTTCAGGAACGGGCGGATGGTCGTCGCGGTGACCTGCGTGCCGATATCCGTTGCGAACGAATTCGCATCGAATGCCGAGGTGCGCCAGATGGCATTCGTACGGTCGATACCGCCGTAGACACCGGAGTTGACGACCGTTGGAACCGCCAGCTGCAAACCGCCGAGTTCCTTGCCGCCGAAGCGGGTGCCGTTGCCATGCAGCGAAAGGTCAACTTCGTCTTCCAGTTCGCTTTCGGCCGCGGAAATGTGGGCCTCCATCACGTCCATGAGCTGATTTTCACCCTCGTTATTGAGGATTTCCTCGTTGCTCAGGGTGACGGCGACGGCGCACATCTTCGGCGTCCATTCGGCGTCGTTGAAGAGTTCCGCCGGCACCGGGTTCAGGAAGTCGTAGCCGTTATACCAGACGGCCGAACCGGTCTTGGCATAGAGCAGGCGCTCACGGATACGAGGGCCGCTATACGGCTTCCAATTGCCCTTGCGCTTCAGGACGGCGAGAAGGGCTTTCGAGTTGGAGACCAGATCCTGGTAACCCGAAGAACGGTCTTCGAGCGCCAGAGACAGAATCTCCTGGTTCTTTTCAACAGATGTTAGGGCCATACGCCCCTCCTTTTGGGAAAATGGATCAGCCGGCTTGAGCGAACGCGCGCTTCAGGCTGTCCTTGATCGAGGTGGAGGGCTCGCGGTTCGCCGGGTCTGAGCCAGCGGTGGGAGCGCCTGAGATGGACTTCTCGCCCTTGCGGGTCTGAACCGCGAGAGCTTCGGAGTTGGCGTCTGAGGCCTTTGCTGCGTCGGCGTCTGAGGCCGTTGCGGTAGTTGCAGGCTTGGAGTTGGGATCGGGGTTGAGCCGTTCCGCAAGCTCGTAGGCTGCCTTCAAACGAGCCAGGGGTTCAAGATCCTGATCGACCTTGTCGCTCTTCAGGAAGAAGGCGACGTCACCCATGAGATCGTAGAAACGGGGGTTGTCGGCGGCAAATGCTTCGACTTCCTTCGATGTCGCAGCACTCTGCTGCTTCTGGAAGCCGTCGCTCACGCCGGAAATCTGCTGTTTCAAGCTGGCCACCTCGCGCTTGAGGTCGCTGATCGTGCCTTCCTGCTGGACCTGCACGTCCTCGGGCTTCATGCCGGCGATATGTGCGGCGAGCTTTCGGCTGTTGATGCCGAAATGATCGCAGATCTTCTGAAAGCCCTCGACCGGATTGCGGGCAAAGGCCTGTTCGATCTCTACGACCTTGCCGAGGGACTGGCGCAGCTCGTGGCCGTTCTTCTTCGCGATCTCGTCGAACTCGCGGATCGGCTCGTATCGATCGTGCGAGGATTTGTATTTGGCAATCCCCTCTTCCATCTCGCGATGAACCCGGTGGACCGCGGCCTGCACTGTTTCCGGCACTTTCTCCCAGTCGGCTGTCGCAGCGACGTCTGACGAAAACCGCTTCGGCGCCTCATAGCGCGACTTCGGCGCCGCCTGCTGCTGATCGGTCGCAGCGTCTTTGCCCGGCTGCTGTTGATCGCCTGCAGCGGCGTCTTTCGCCTTGTACTGCCCCCGCTCGTCGCGATTGTCGGTTGCCTGTTTGGTGGCGTCGGTCCTGGCCTCGTTCTTCGCCGGGTCCTTGGTTTCCGTCTTGCCGGGATCAGAAGCCTTCGCCTCCGATTTGACCGGTTTGGCGCCTTCGGCCTTTTCCTGCTCGTTGACCTTCTCGCGCGCCCTGGCGATGGCCTCGCGGGCAGATGGCTTCGGCGCGTCTGCGTCCTTCTTCTCCGGCTCGGCTTTCGCCTGTGGCTGCGGATCGGTGCGCACCGGGTTCGGGGTCTGAACAACCTGTTCGGCGGATACAGGGGCGGGTTCAGCGGCAGCGGGCGCTGCGCCAGTATTAATGTCCGACATCGTCTATTCTCCGTCTGAGGGAATGCTTATTGAGGGGATGCGCGCTCGCCGCGGCTGAACCGAGCGGCTGCTTTCTCGACCGAGTCCCGGATTGCCTTCCGGTCCGGCTTCGGCTTCTGACGTGGACGCAAGCGCGCCGGGTCATTGCCCACTTCAACCACCCCGGCCGCCTTGTAGGTCGCCCGGAGTTTGGATTTGCTGTCGTAGATCCTGCCATCCAGCATCGACTGCACTCCGTTCAGGCCGTCTGAAATGTAATTCGGCACCGGCAGGTCAGAGGCGGCATGACTACGCTCGGGCAGGCAGTTGTGCGGCCAGGCATCCACATCGTGCCAGCCCCGGCAAACGCGGCACAGGCGCTCTCTCATTCTGCTTCTCCCGCGGGTTCCATGGCGCGTTCGGTCATTCGCTGAGCAGCTTCGGCAGCCTGTATCTCCGCCGCCTGGCCCTGGGCGTCGATCTGGCCTCCGAGCTTGGCGAGTTCGAGCCGCTTCTTCTCAACATCGAGGCGGCCGAGCTCCATGTCCTGAGCGTGCTTTTCGGCACGCATCTGGCTTTCGACCTGGATGGCCTTCACCTTCTCGTTTGCCTCGTAGCTGCGCATCTTGGCGTCGTGATCGGCAAGCTTGCCCTTGATATCGGTGTCGCGGGCAAACGAGTCCTGCTTGATCTTGGCGTCCAGCGCCTTGGCCTGCATGTCGGCCTGAGCAGTCTTCTGCGCTGCATCCGCCTCCGGGTTCGCCTGGGGCTGGGATGCGATCTGCTTCATCTGCTCGGCAAACTCATCAATGACGGCGTCGAGCTGGCGGCCGGCACGGAACTGACTGGCGACGTACTTCAGCGTCTCAGCCATCAGCGGCGCGATCTGCGGAACCTCCTTCACCGCCGGCACCGCCTGGGCAAGGATGCCGCCCACAGCCGTCGTGAATTCCGTTGCGCGCTTCTTCTGGGCATTCTCGTCGGGGGTGATCGTCGAGTCCGTCTCGATGTCGAGCGTGAAGGGCCGGATCTTCTGCTCACGCAGCAGGGTCATCACCTTCTCGATCGTCACCGTCTCGTTCAGCTGGTTGATCTGCTGGGCAAGCTGCTCGATCTGCCCTTGCGCCTGCTGCAGGATCTTCTGAGCGACCTCCGGCTTTTGCTGCGCCTGGGCCTGAATTTCAGGGTCGGACTGCGCTTCCTTGATCTGCGCCTCGATTCCGTTGATCTGCTTTTCGAGCGCTGCCACCTGCTTCTTGATGTCAGCTTCCTCTGCGATATCGAGCTGAGACATTTCCAGCAATGTCCTCTTCTGGAAGTTCTCTGCCATGATTTCGCAGGCGATGCGGGTCAGGTCGCGGGCCACCCGGACCATTTCGTCCTGCCGGTCCCGGATGCGCACGGAGCCGTACTGGCTTTTCAGCTCCTGGGCACCGAGCGTTTCATTCGCATCGGTCGAGCCACGCATGATGTCGCTGAGGCCGGTGATCTCGTAGACATCCTGGATCAGCTGGCGGCGTAGCGTGACCAACTGCACGATGACGTTGCCAATGATCTCGATCGGGAGCCAGATGATCGGCTCGTTGGTGCCGAGATCACCAAACGCCGCCCAATTGGAGACGGGAACGAGGATCTGTCGGTTGTCGAGCGACTTGATCGCCGCCTCGATCGCATCGCCGATATCGCTGGCGCCAGCCGGATAAAATCCCTTGACCTTTACCGACTCCGCCAACGCCGAGATCCGGCGGGTGAGTTCGTTGATTTCCTCCAACTGATCCTTGTACTGGACGTAGTCCGGCACCGGCACGAGGCTGTTGCGCTGCGTGGTGCCGTAAGCTGGCTTCGGGCATGGGAAGAAGCCTTCTAGCTTCAGATGCGGTTCGTCATCGTCGAGAAGAACCTCAACGCCTTCCGTGAACCAGACGACGCGGTTGGCCGACTTGGACCAGAGCTCCCACACGCCTGCTTTCAGCTTTCCATCGGTGTTGTCCTGCTCATCGCGGCGGATCGCGAACGCAGCATCCAAATAGGCTTTGCCGGATGTCTTCCTGAAACGCTTGCGCATTTCGGTCTTCGTCATCCAGGAGCGCTTGGCCGCCCAATCGACTTCCTTCCATGTCCTGGCCGGATCGTGCGCGAAGTCCTTGCGGTTGGTATGCTCGATGCAGAATTTCTCGACGAAGTTATTGTCCTTGCTCTTCGCCTCGTACCGCACCCATGCGCAGCCACGCGACAGGATGGACAGGTCGTCGCGGACAGACCGCATGACGCCATCGAGATCTTCCAACTCGAAGCCGACCGTGGCGCAACGCTCCAGCAGTTCGGATGCCACACGGGGGATAGGCTTGCGATCGGCACGGAAACGCGGAATGACCACCGGCACCGGCGGGCGGGAATAGATCGACGGTCCGAGTACCTGGATGTTGGCCCAGAAGATAGCAAATTCCCGGTCGCGCGCCGTGTTCGCCAGGCGCTCCAGGTCGGCATAGCGCTTGTCGATATTGTCGGCGTGGTCACCGTAATTCCGATAGCCGGCCTTTTCGTAGTCCTTGATGAGCTTAAGATAGCCCGCGGACTTCTTCAGCGGCTTCTTCGGGTCGAAGTCGTCGCCGTCCTCAACCGTCTGGGTGTCATCGATCATACAAAGTTCCTCGCGCGCGTCATACCGCGATCCTGGTTCCGGTTCGTTCGGTCGGGGGTGGCGGCAACGGAACGCCGCGCTTGGCCTTAGCTGTCGGCTCTTCCTGCACTGCCTTGATCCATGGGCGGGACATACAGGCGTAGCGGATCTCGTCCGCTGCATGGTCTTCCATGTCTGAATTGAGGTCTTCCGGCCTGTTCTCGTCGTGCTGCAGCGCCGGCACCGTTCGGATCGCGTGGACGCAGGTCTCGAAGAAGTACAGCATCGGGCGGCCATCCTCGTCGCCGTCCAGCCGCGCCCTCATCTGGTCCCAGCCACCCATGGCGCCGCGGGCCGTGACACGTTTATTGTCTGCCGGACGGAAGGTGCAGCCATTACTGCCGGTCGTCCCTTCCCGCATGCGCTCTGCGATCGATGGGCCGCCGTCCTGTGCAAATGCCGCCGGGTCGAGAACGCCGTAGGTGATCGTATCAGCCCCATCCCTGAGGCGGACCTGAGCGCCGACATTCGCGGCGGTCATTTTCACGCCCTTGTTCGGGATGAACTTGCCGTCTCGATCGGTGGCGATACCGTAATATTCCTTGTACCGGATCATGGCGCCGCGCGGGATCAGGATGCCAGGCCCGGCGATGTAAGGTTCGCTCGCCACCGCATACCAGCCGAATGAGAACGGCTTTGCCGAGCCCCAGTCCCCTGCCCTGAAACGCAGCCAGTCCTTCGGGATCTGGAACGGGCGCAGGACATGCCGGTCCTTGCGAAAGTTGTCGAAGAACGCGCCGTCGATGATGTCCCAGTCACCGTAGCGCATTGCCCGCACCAGGCTTTCGGAGCCGAGGCCGTGCAATCGCGCGTCATAGCCGGGATCGTTCGCCGCCATGCTCGGATTGTCTTCAAGCCGGGCAGGGATGTACTGCCGCAGCATGCCGCCTTCGGACTTGCTGGCGTAGTAGGTCTGCATCGGCCGGACGCCGTCGATGAAGGTCGCCTTGACGAACTGGTGACCGATACCGCCCGGGTTCGCACCGCAGACGATGCGCGGGAATGTCTTTCGATACTTCTCCGGAACCGTGATCCCGACCATTCGGACGCGATTGCGCAGGAAACGATAGATGACGTCCGTGAAGTGCGTCAGCTCGTCGATCAGCAGGACATGGATTTCCGCGCCCTGGTACTTGATGCGGTCCTTCTCGTCCTTGCAGTGGCAGAGATAGATCTTGCTGCCGTTCCAGAACCTGATCTCGTCTTCCACCATCGTGACGAAGCCGCAGTCGATCCAGCCGGCGAGCATTGAGCGGAAGCCGTTCGGACCTTCCACGTGGTTTTTGACCAGGTCGTCCTTGATACGGCGGAACAGATAGACCTGAAGCCCGCGGATCTCCGAGCACCAGGTAATCGCGGCAATGCGCATCAGGTGGCTCTTACCGCCCCCTGCTGCTCCACCGTACAGGATCTCTGTCGCCCTGCTCTCGAACGCTGCCATCTGCTTGGGATGGAGATCGAAGCTCAGATGAGCGTCAGCCTGGTTTGCCATTGATCGTGATCTGAGGAACCAGTGTCAGCTTGCCGTCGACGTTGAGGTCGAGCTTCTCGCCATACTTCTTCGGGCGAAGCTTGCCGGCCATCCACTTGCGGGCATCGACCCGCAGGCGGCGGTGCTCGATCATGTCGCCGGTCGTGACCTCGACAATGTTCCCGTCCATGTCGGCCTTGGTCTTCTCGCCAATCATGGGCGTGTCAGCAATGTCCAGGATCTCGTCGAAGAGAGCATCGGCCTGGGTTTCGCGCGCGCGGGCGTACTGATCCGAGAACGCGTCGTTGGAAGCCAGCCACTTGAACACCGTCGACATGGCCGGCATGTCTTCGTCGCGGCAGATGGTCCTGAGGCTTTCGCCTTCAGCAAGGCGCTCGCAGATGCTGTCACCGGTTGCCTCGGTGAATGTTGATACGCCGGACATGGATCACCTTTGCCGGTCTGAGCGGCTGCTTGCTTTTGGGATGAAAGGGAGAGAGTTTGTGCGCTCAACCTTGGGAGGATGGGATGAAGGAAGAAACCTCGGACAAAGACGTCGGTAACGCGTGGACGGCCTTCATCCTGGGACAGCTTTTTGAGAGCTGGCCAAGACGGCAGGACTTCAACACAATGGATGTTTCGACCGCCACGGGCACCGCGCCACGAACCGATCCCGAGGAGTTATTCGACGATCTGCTCATGTGGCTTGACAGAAATCGCTACATCCACATCGATCAGCATGGCAGCGAAGGCAACGCCTACGGAGTTTCCTTGACCAACGAAGGCTTTGCTGTCCTCGGGCAGCAGCCTCACAGCCTTGACCGTCCTTTAGGTACCAAAATGAAAGAAGCGGCATCTTCTATCGGCGGCGACGTAAGAGGCGCAACAATTGCGGAATTGATCGGGACATTGGTCGGTGCCGCCGCCAAACAATTCTCGCAGCAGTAAGCCGCCTCGCCGGCAAACCGGGCCTCCGCCCGGCTCACCTTATCGCGTCTACGGGGACAGGCGGCCGATCGTGTGACTGGCCTTCGAGCTCGCGCTCGGCTTCATAGGTGGACAAACAGGTAGCTGGGCCTACTTCACCGGGAGAACCAATGTAAGCTCTCGGAGGACTTTTCATGAGCCGAAACACAATAATTGCCATCGTCGCCGTCTTGGTGGTCATCGTCGCCGTGCTGATGTTCAGGTCAGGATCTGATCAACCTGCCGGCACCGCCAATGCGCCAGCTACACCACCGGCTTCAACCGGAACGACACCGCCGGCGACGCCTGCACCAGCTACACCAGCCCCATCAAACTAACCCAGTAGAGTACGAGGCCGCTTTCGCTAGCGGCCTCGCCGCTTGAGTCGTTGAGTGCTGTTGTCTCATCGACCCAGGGGGCCGGCTGTCCGGTCGGCATCATGGCTAAGGAGGAGCAAGTGTTTGTTATCCGTCACACGATACAGGACCGCCGTGGGAATCTTATGCATTCAGAGGATCTCGATAAGACCTTCGAGGACGAGAGCGGTATCATGGGCTATCTCGAAGACCTTACCGGCGCATTCGACCACAATGGCTATGACGGAGAAAACGATCGCTGGTGGGCATGGAACGAGGTGACGGCTGCCCAAATCCACTACTGGTGGAAGGTACCTCTTCCGACATAATCGACCTTAGCGGGCGAAGCGCGGAACTTGCAAGTTGGCCCCGGTAAGCGCCCCATGAAGAACACCGAACCCATAGCCAGCGCAGGCAGGATCAGGTTTGTCCTGATAGTATTGGGCATCGCTTTCATGATCCTTGGCGTTTATCTCGTCCTGCCCACCCCTGGAGAGCCTGAGCAGGGTCAGACGCCGCCAACCGCTATCAATCAAGGTACTCCATGATCGCGGCGAAAGGTTGGCCCCCTTAGATTGAAGGGTCTCAATGAGGAGGGCCTTCCGCGGAAATTTCGGCAAATTTTCGGGAAGGGTGCTCAGGCCGCGACCGACCCGGCTATGGAGCCGGCGAGTATTCCATCGTCCGCCAGACGCTCCGCAAATCGCGATGAGGAATATTTACCTCATCGTAGGAATACATTCAAGAGGCCTGCAACTGCTTCTTCTCGAATTCCACAGGTGTCATCCTTCCGAAAAGCTCCACTAAGGCAGCGATCCTGCCATGCCCCGTGACTTCCTTGACGACGGCGCGCAAGCCAATGAAGCACCCATCGACGACCCGAAATTCGGACCCGATAGGAAACCTTTCTTCGAGCTTTGCAATCCGCTGTTTCTTCGTCTGACCTAGCTGGTCGAACTCTCCGTTGATCTCGTCGGTATAGACGGCCTGTATCTCGTCGGGGTGGAGCGCTATGGGCCGCTCTCCGCCCAGGTAGCGGACCACATGATCCCGGATCACATGCATCTCGTCGCGGCTGATCGAGACGAACGCATACCCAGGCAAGGCCGGGTACTCCCGGACGTGGTATCTGTGCGTCCGATGGTTTTTCACCTCCCGTCGGCCGTGAGGCACGTAGGTGCGTAGATAGATATCATTCCGATCACAGAGGCGCTGCATCTCAGCAACTGCCTCTCGCTCCTCCCCTGGCATCACCTGCGCAACGAACCAGAACTCACGTCCAGCTTCGAAAATCCTCATGCGATTGAATCTCCGACTCGGCGGCCGTACTCGGCGTTGGCCATGTCGACGAGGATATCGACCTCGTCCCAATCCGGTGAACACCTGGCGTCGACTGCGCCCTCTAAGAGCGAATTCAGAATATCCAAATCCTCGTTCGACAGGTCGCGCAGGATCTGGCGAGAGAATTGCAACACGGTGCTGATGTAGATGTAGGCGGCCTGCCCGCGCCCGAGATCGGCAGGGATCTCCGAGTAGATTTGGGCCGCGTCTTGAACCAGCTTGGGCGAGCTTTGCTTTGGCTTGGCATAGGCCGGCTCTAAGGGCCTGCCGCAAAAATAGGGGCCTTTGGCCTGCCCCGGACGCGAAACCTTCGTGGGAAATTTGATGACCTTTGCCATTGGGGATTCTCCGTTATCTCTCTTCCGAGCCAAGGGTTTTGAAACTGTCCGGCACCGCTTCAAAGCGCCGATCAGCACCGACGAACTGAAGCGTCACCGAACCCGGTCGACCGCACATCGGCTGCCGGCGGATTTTCTTCGAAATGACAAAGGTGACCTCCTCCTCGTAATCGCGATAGACCACGATCCCGGCATCGGCTTTGTTGCGCCAATGGGCACTACCGGCGAGATCGTAAAGCCCGGGAACCGGCTCCTTGCCTTCACCGTGGGCCTTCAGCTTCGTCGGGTGGATGATCATCCAGATCGTGCAGCCGTGGAGTTTCGCGAACAGCTTGCACTTCGAGATGAGCTGCGAAATGAACTCGGTCTCGGTAAGCTTGTCGGGACGAGACGCCTCGATTTCGTTGTACGGATCGATCACCAGGTTCGTCACGCCATAGCGCAGGACGGCGGCCCGACCACGCTCCAATAGCCAATCGATCGACGGCGTATGATCCACCGCGCCGAGCAGGAATATCCGCTCGTTTAGCCAGGCCATTGCCGTCATCATTTCCGCCTCGGACATTCGAGGAGTGGGCCCGTCGAAGAACGGCTGCCCAAACCAGATCTCGCAGAGATCGGCGATATGGTTCGCCTCCCCCGTCTCGGGTGAGAAGAAGCCCCACTTTTCGTTGCGCAGCCTCGCAGTCTGGACCGCGACCTGATCGACCCAGCGCGACTTGCCGTGGTTCGGAATGCCCGTCACCGCAATGAATTGGCCGGGGATATATCTGAACGCCTTGTCCATCTCGGGGAAGCCGGTAGACAGTGGCTTCGGTCCATTTCCGTTGTAGAGATCGTGCACATCGATCGCGAAATCTTCGATGTCATGGAGGCCTTCGATCGGCCAAGGCTCGGCGTTCTCGACGCAGCTCCGCAGAGCCTCTCGCCCAAGCTGGACAAGGCAGTCATTGGCGTCCTTGCAGCCGGCAGGCATCTTCACCCGGTAGCTGCGGTCCTTGCCGACACGGCGCGCTATCTCCTGTGCCAGCGCCTCGCCAGGGGCGTCCATGTCTGAGGCGATCAGTACACGCCGGACCTTCAGGATCAGCTCCCAATGGGTTCCGAAGGGTTCATACCGCTTTTCGCTTGTCTCGGGTCCGGAGGGCGCGCCGTTCGGCAGCGACACGATGTGATGAAAGCCCGCTTCAGCCATTGACATGACATCGATCTCGCCTTCGCAGAGAATCAAATCCTCGCCGGCACCGATGGTGTCCGCATTGAAGAAAACCGGCTCAGGGTCCTTCTCCTGCCGAAACATCTTGTTCGCCGTGCGGTACTTCACGTTGCGCAGCTCGCCGTCCCACTCATACGGGAACGCGATGCAATCCTCTTCCTTCTCGCTTTGCGGAAACCACTGCCGGCTTCTGTAGACGCCAAACCTCGTAACCGTGTCGCGCGAAATCCCCCGCTTCTCGAACCAGGCGTGCAGGGTGTCGGGCCGCTGCGGTGCCGGATCGCGCTGCGGCTTTCGATAGGTCCGACGCTCGCGGACCGGCCGGTATTCCTGTCCGCCGGCACCGCCAGTGAAGTTGCAGTGGTGGCAGTTCCAGACTGCGCTTCCATCCGTCTTGACCGTCACCGACAGGCAGGGATCGTTCTTCTTCCGCCTCGACGATGAGCAGTTCGGGCATAGCGTCTTGTGGTTTCCCGGCTTTGCGTCACGCAGCCGGATATGATGTTCAGCAAGGGCGGCGAAGGTGTCGGTCATGGTCACATCCGCCCGAAGAGGCGCGCCTTCTCGGTCGCCGCCGTCTTGACCCTCGGAACCGGGCCGTCGATCTTGTCGCTGTACCAGTTTCGCCAGGTCGCCAGCCAATCGAGCTTCGCGCCGCTCCTCGTCGACAGGGACCAGTTTTTCATCCGCTCGGCTTCCGACAAGGCGGTGGCCCGTGGCATGCCTTTTCCGACCGCCTCTTCGATCCATTCGGGTGGAGGGGTCCAGTCAGAAGCAAGGCGATAAGCGCGCTTTTTGGAAGAACCGGTAGGTTCTTCTTTTACTTCTAGGTTGCTGGTTGGTGGTTGGTGGTTGGTGGTTAGGTTTGACGGAAAAGAACCCGCAGCTTTCTCGGCAGGTTGATTTTCCGTGATTTTTCCGTTCGGTCGGCCGCCCTTTGAACCACGTTCGGACGCACTTTGGATGCGGTTCAGAGACTTTTCGACTTCACTTTGAGCACGGTTCTGGCACAGTTTACCGTCACTTTGGACACGGATCTTGCCCTTGTCGACCAGCCTTTGAACTACCCTTTTGATGTCTGCCGGACGCACGCCGCATAGCATCGAGAGCCGCCGCGGGTTGTTTTCGATCGGCCCGCCCTCAGACATGATCAAGGCGCAGACCATCCAGTAGACCCCCTGCTCCTCAGCGTTGAGAGAGCCGGCGACACCGGCGATGTATTCGTCAAAATAGAAGTCGACATGCCGCGCCTTCCCTCTGGTCATGCACGTGTTCCTGGCGCTCGAGTCTTGTGAACAGGGAAGATCTTGACGTTGGGACCAGACAACCGACGAGCACGCTCTTCTTCCGGCTTCCCGACATTCTGAAAATCGATCCACGCCTGGCGCGCGGCGAGACCGTCTTTCAGCAGCGAGGTGGCCGTCCGCTTCAGCGCGGCATATCGTTCCCACGCTTGGCATAGCTGATCGTAAAGTTCGTCGATCATGCCGGCACCTTACGAGCTGCAGCAGCAAGGGTGGCGAGGTTGACACCCGGAATGCAGCGCCGATTGGCAGCTTCAATGATGGCGTACCAGTATTTCGCAGGCACGCTGTTTCGGGCGGCCATGTTCGTAACCGCAGCTTGTTTTGCCCCGATGTCTTCGGCGAACGCCTTGCGAGAGGGCCAGAGGTCCATGATTTCAGCAAAAGTAACCATGTCGCAATTCTACAAAACGTAGAGATAAATTCAATACCTTTTGTGAATTGCCCCGTGGTATCTGTAGGTAACGGCACATACCAAAGGAATTTCAAGTGAATGAACCTCACGCCCGCCTTAGACAGGCTCGCCTATCTGCCGGCTTTTCGAGTGCTCGGGACGCCGCCGAAACTTTCGGGTGGACCTATCCCACGTACGCGTCGCATGAAAACGGAATACGTGGCATGCGCCTAGATGCGATGCGAAAATATGCCCGTGCGTTCAAGGTCGACTTTAGGTGGCTGGCCACCGGAGTGACCGAAAATGGCAATGATAGCCGCGACGATGGCGTTTTCGAACTTACGACCGTACCTGTGGTCGGAAAGGCATCGGCAGGAGTATGGCTTGAAATAGAGGGGCTTGCTTATGATGACTCCGAATTAATTCCCGCAGTTCCATATCCTGCCTACCCCTACGCCAAACAAGTAGCGTTCAAGGTTGAAGGGCCTAGCATGAACAAGGTCCTTCCTGACGGATGCTATGCCGTGGGCATGACGATCGAGACATCCCGAGCGCCAAGACACAATGATATCGTCGCCGTGCATCGGGTTAGAGGCGGGCTTTTGGAGCGCACCATCAAGCGTTTTCGGAGCGAAAACGGCGCCGCGCAATTATTTCCTGAGAGCACCGATCCTCGCTTCCAGTCGGCTATTGTATTGGAATCTCATGAAGAAGACATCGAAGTGTCAATCATCGCGATAATCATTGGCATGTATCAACCGCTTTGATTTATACAAAAAGTATTGACTAGATTCCGGCGCGGTGTATTTTTGGCTTCGCAATGGAGCCAGAATGAACTTCCACCCCCACCCATTCGAGCCGACCGCCTGGGCTCCGAAGGCATCGCGACAGCCCTTGGAAGGTTACACCGTTCCCTCTCTCGATAGCGCGGGCGGCGGCTTGGGCGACCCTGATGGCTATGCTGTCTCAGCCGCAGCTCTGGCGGCCAAGGCATCTGCAGAGAATGCGCTACGGGATCCTTTCGGTAAAGGAGCCCTCCTGATGGATCAGTCTCTGTCCATCTCGTCTTCCAGACGTACCAATTTCCCCTTTGTGAAGGTCTCGATGACCCTCGCCACGAAGGCCTTCGGGTCGGTCTCATCAAACCCGGCTCTGAGTGCGTCGAGGTTTTCTTTCAGTTCGGCAGACTTCAGACCTATTTTCTCAAGATCTGCTGACAGGAGCTCCGCCGTCGTGTGTTGTTTCGCTCCCAAAAGGAGCATCATCTGGAGTGATGCGGAGTATAATCGGTCGATTACCATCGCGGCCTCGTCTGTAGCAATGATCCCGCCAGCTTTACTTGCACGCTTCGGCATCAAGCCAAGGACGTCTGGTATAACTGCAAAAAGCCGACGAAGCGCGTCATTGAGCCCGACATCACGAGTCTCATGGTCCATGCCAATTTGGCACAGGCGCCTGATAGCCTCGCCCCGCGATCTCAGGCGGTTTTTGAACATCCAGTCGTCGATGGCCTGGAGCTCCGCTTCCGTCATCATGATCGGAATGCGTTGGTCCTTGAGTTCACTATTGGGTTTTTTCGGTCTTGCCATGGCCGCGAGTTTATACACGACTTATTATGTTGCACAAGAAAGCAGTTGACCAAGTTGTTCGTTAAGGTTACCGTTTTCTTGTGCAACATAATAACTTTATGGTTAAGGAGCACGACGTGGATAATGAGCCAAAAGAGCAGCGAGTGCCGCTGATGATGGAAGCAAGCTTACTGGATCAGGTCGACGATTACAGGCTCACCAAAAAGATCTGGTCGAGATCGGAAGCCATACGCAATCTCATCAGGGAGGGACTGCAAAAGGAAATGCCAGCGCAGACCGGAGAGTAGCAGCAGACGGGGATTGAGTTTGGCGACCGTCCCCGCCGCTGCCTAACGCTAACAAACAGAAAGGAACTGCCTGATGAGCAATCATCCGGATAGCACAACTGTGCCTAAAAGCATAGGCGAACTGAGTGAGAACATTGTTTCCAAGCTTGCCAAAGCCCGAGTGACTAACGAGAAGGTCGCGGACGCGCTACGCTCACTTGACAGGGATGTCTGCGAACTGATGTTCATGGCCGACATCGCGGTCGGCGCTTGGGACGATATTGGTCCGCCCGCTACCTTTGATGCCAACAGCGTCACCTATCGCGTTGCACGAGACGAGCGCGATCGTTTCGACTTCATTCTGAACAATGTCGCAGAACGGGCAGCGCTGCTGAAGAAGCGCTTCGTCGCCGCCTCCTACGGGGAGACGGTCTGATGGATATTGTTGAACTGTCGTTCATCGCGAGTCGCGACGGCAAGGTTCTCCCGAAAGCCAAGAAGGACGAGATGGGCCGATGCTTTTGGCACGTTCGCGCAACTGGCGAATACGGCGCGGACTGTGACCAGGGCAGCAGGCTCGCCCTCGAATACCTCTCTTATGAAGAGAACAAAGGGCCTAACTCCCCGACCCTTCTCCCTCATATTATCGGCGACATGCCTCGCCCACTTGGTGGAGTCGAAATCGGCTTCCTCACCTTGGTCGGCTTTGCCGCCGAGGCTGGCGCAAATCGAGCCCGAGGCATTAACGCCTATTGGGATACCTGCCGGGAAAGGGAGCATCTGAAATGAAGCCCGATCTCAAGTTCAATCCAAGCGTTGTTTTCTACGATCTCGGAGATCTCTGCGAGCTTATGGGCGCGATCTATGATGTCTTGCATGAAATGGACTACGTGAGGCCCGACGGTTCGCGCAACCAGGAACTGGATCGGGTCGCCGCTCTTCAAAGGATCGCCAAGTCCCGGGTCGAAATGTTGGTCGCGGCTACGTCGGCCTTCGATAGCCCCAAGCAATGGGTCTGCGTGACGGACACGGAGGCGAACCGATGAAACCTTCCCATCCGGCAAGGACGCTCTCTTTCATGCAACGCAAGCCTGACGGCGAGGGCATCGACTATTGGAACGTCGGGACGACCGCGAGCTATTCAACCGACTGTGAACGCGGCCGCGGCTTGGCTGACGAATTCGTCCGGTTTCTCGGGGACAACCCAACCTACGGGAATACCACCCTCTTGGGCCCGATCGTATTGGATATGATCACTGATCCGCCCGCCAAGGGACTTGTGATAGGGTTCATGGCTGTCATCAATGAATACATCCTGTCCGTGGCGCGGCTCATGAAGGAGATGGGACCGAAGCCGGCACCGGAATTGGGGACCATGGACGAGGCGCTGGAGCGATACGATGCTGCAGATAAGGCTTATCTGAAGGCATGGGCGGCCGATCCCCAATCTGAACATGAGGATCTGTGGAATGCGAAGGAACTCGCGGAGGAAGCCGTAATCCGACATCCCTGCCAGGACCATGACGACGTATGCAAGAAAGTCCGGCTTATCCTCTCTGATGGAAACATCTACGACAGCATCGATAAATGTCGCATCGGTGAAGAGATGGCTTTGCCCATCTTCCTACGGTCGCTTCTCGGCACGCCTCCCTCGGCACCCACCACCCCTGTCGATGAGAGCGGGCAGTCCGCCGGGCTCGCCTCTGTGGATAAGTCGAATAGCGGGGATAACTGAGTTATGGATCAGTCAAACCCCTTGCACGAGTTCGTCAAGGCCCTCGCACGGCGCCGGGCTCGCCTTGACGCCCTACCGAAGCCTCCGGCTAATCAGAATGAAAAAGAAGACGAGTCCGCGAGGAAATCATGAAGCGCGCCGTGATCTACGCCAGATATTCGACCGACCTGCAGAACGACAGGTCGGTCGAAGACCAAATCCGACTTTGCAGGGAGCACGCGATCCGGATCGGGGCGGACGTGGTCGAAGAGTATTCCGACCGGGCGAAGTCCGGCGCATCGATGTTCGGTCGGCCTGGGCTAGCCTCCGTCATGCAAGCCGCCGAGCGCGGCGACTTCAATCTTCTGATATCTGAGTCCCCGGACCGAATTTCACGCGATATCGCCGATCTGGCGCATGTTCATAAGACCCTAAAATTCCGCAGCGTCGATATCAATTGCGTCAACGGCGGCGCGATCGATACCGTCCAGGTGGGCATGTACGGCGTTATCGGCCAGATGCAGCGCGAGGAGAGCGCCAAGAAGACAAAGCGCGGCATGATAGGGGTCGTGAGATCAGGAAGGAATGCCGGCGGGAAGTGTTACGGCTACAAACCGGTTCCTGGGCGGCCAGGAGAGCTTTCGATCGTCGAGGAGGAAGCGGCCGTCGTCCGCCGGATCTTCGATCTGTTTGCCTCTGGGATCAGCCCACGCTCGATCGCAGCCATCCTGAACGAGGAAAGGATCGCCGCGCCGCGCAGCACCCGCTGGAACGCCTCGACGATCAACGGCAACAGCACGCGCGGCTGCGGCATCATCCGGAACCCGCTCTATGGCGGCAAGCGCGTATGGAACCGCGTGCGCATGGTGAAAGACCCTTCGACGGGCAGGCGCATATCACGGCCGAACGATCCGTCGGAATTCGAGACGACGGACGAGCCGGAACTGCAGATCGTGCCGACCGAGCTTTTCAACGCGGTGCAGACCCGCAAGGAAGCGGTTTTCAGGCAGGGGAAGAAGGGGCCGCGATCCAAGCGGCTCTTATCGGGCTTGCTGCGCTGTGGCGCGTGCGGCGGAGGAATGTCGTTGGTCGGCCCGGACAAGGGCGGCGCTCGCATCGAGTGCTCGACGCATCGGGAATCAGGGACATGCGACAACAGGAGCCGGTTCTATATCGACCGGATCGAGGAGATGGTTCTCGACATCCTTCGCCAGCAGTTCGCGGATACCAGCATCGTCGAAATGTATATGGCCGCCTACAAGGAAGAGCTGAAGCACAGCCGCAGCGAAGCCTTCCGGCAGCGGTCCACGGCTCAGCAAGCGCTGGACGAGGCAAAGGCGGCGATATCGAAGATCATCGAGAAGATGTCGAAGGATCTGATCGAGGATGACGAGGCGACCGCGCTATTGAAGCCGCTGCGGGCCGAACGGGATCGGCAGAAGGCAATCATCGAAACGGTCGAGGAGCCGGAGAACGTTATCGAACTGCAGCCGTTGGCCGTTCAGAAGTTCCGCCAGGACATCGAAGAGCTGGCGCGGATCATCAGGGAAGACGGGCGGGAAGTGTCGCCCAAGCTGGCCACGCCGTTCCGGCAAATGGTGGCCGCGGTGGTGGTTGAGCCGAGGAAGCCCGGCGACCCCTATCGCATTGCGATTAAGGGCTTTTTATCGAGCCTCATAGGGGGCGACGATCATTCGGTGATTAGACTGGTAGCGGGAGGCAGAATTGAACTGCCGACCTCAGGGTTATGAATCCTGCGCTCTCACCAACTGAGCTACCCCGCCACAGGGACTGCGGAAGTTCCGGCGTGGCCGGTTCCGCTTTGGTCGTGCGG